AGCTCCAACCAGGACTAAACATTCTTTCAGGTGGCGGTGCACCCCCACTGAACCGGGCGACCGATGAAGTTTTCGTGTATCCGCAACCCAGTGCCCTGAACTACTGCTGCCGTCCTTCCACCATGGTGTACGGCACGGCACCTTACATGGCGGGCAAGGGATCCCCAGCTCGTTTCATCGAGACGAGCGACCAGCTTCGACCTCAAGCGACGACGCGTTTCAACAAGGTTGTCGTGAAGCCGCATGAGAGTGGATTCTTCCCCCTGAACGATGTCAACTGCAAGGTTCCTCTTCGTACCCGCACATACGAACCACTCAGCACCCGTGCGTACGTTCAGAACAGTATGTTTAACCAGAGATATTTACCCCAATAAAAATGTTATCAACAAGTAAGAATGGCAGACCCCGTGTCCGTATTGGCCGTTGCTGGTCTTATCTATGCCGGTCGAAAGTTAAGCGAAGTTCCAGAGCAACCCAAGAAAGTTGTCGCCGAGGAGCCTGTGTTGTATGATACCGAGTTTGAGGAGATTGAATTTGCAGATCCGTTCGTGGATCGAAAGTCGGAGGTGGATTCCTTCTCGGTCATCGCTCCTCAAAACCGAACGGGTGGTCAGGAGCTCCTAGATATGCGTGGTCGTCTCTATGATCAGGGTCGCATGAACAATCTTTCTCCAGTCGAGAAAAAGTTGGTCGGTCCAGGTCTCGGCGTCGGAGCGGACGTCGAGTCGTTCGGAGGATACCAACAAGTGTTTCGTGTGAACCCCGTGAACACGGGTGCCTATCGTCTCACGACCTTACCTGGTCGTTCCGGTCCCGCCGTGGACATCAAGGGTGGCCGCCGTGCGGAGATTGGTGCGGTGAGCTACAACCACCCTGAGAAGACGGCGTACCTTCCCGAGCGTCGTCCTCCGACATTTGGTCGTGCCCAGGGTATGAGTGGTGCTGTCCCCAGAGCCTCCCATCAGAAGGCGATGCGAACGACCAACCGTTCCCAGACTGGCCACCGGGCGGATGGTCTCGACAAGACGCCCGGAAAGCGGTTCATACCCGGACAGACGCTGCCCCAGAACCCCACTCGCAACAAGGGAGACGTACACGACGCTCAGTTTATGCATGTGAACAACCCTTCTCCGGGTATCTCGAACTTCTATGGTGGTTACATGATTTCGCCGGCTGCTCGGATGGGTGTCGAAGGAACCAATGGTCAGGCTGGATATAGTGTTGAACAACAGTTCGCCTTCGGTATTCGCCCCGATGAGCGTCGTGCCAAGCCCAACCGTATGGGTAACCCTGGTCGCATGAACGTCCGTGAGAAGCCGGTCAATCAACACGGTGCCCTGACGACGATTCGTCACGATAAGACTCGCGTCGATGGACGCATGGGTGCCCCGAACGGTGGGTGGACGCAGAATTATCAGGTGAACAAGTATACCGAACTCAATCCCTATAAGGGCGTACTCAATCCTCACGTCGCGGGGAACCGTTTAGATTTAGCCAAAAACCAACTTGCGAACAACCCTTTCAGCAAGTCCATCAATTAAATAGAAACACTCATTAAAATTATATACGCAAATTTTAATGGAGGTCCATACCTTAGAAATCGATAGTAGCGAACGCGACCATTCGAAATACCCAGACCCGCACGACTACGTCATAGACCTTAAGAATGAAATTTACGACATCCAGAAGATCACTTTGTTATCCGCTCGTATCCCAAACAGTCAGACGTTGATTCATGCTCATAACAACACGTTCAGTATTGATGATGCGACCATCAGTTTACCGAATCGTTCTTTCGCGAACGGAGATGACCTCGCCTCGAACATCAGTGATCACGTCACCGATGTCACAGTCACATACGACTCCAACACGAATGCCTTGTCATGGTTGAACGGGGGTAACGATCCGGTGGTTCTTAAGTTTGGTGACGGCGTGAATGCTCGGTACGGACTGGGTACGTTAGACGATGTTTCCAACCTTATCACATCTAATTTTACAACACCTCACCAAGTGTTTGGGGTACCACCTCAAAACATAACGATAGAACAGAATACGAGCTATACCGGTGGTAGTATAAACATCGAGGGTCCGAATGCCATGTTGCTTCGACTGGGTACTGGCTCCGAGACGTTCAACAAGGATGTCTACGTTCGCGAACCGTTCTTCACTGGACAAATTCTTTTGAATGGTGACTACGTTAATTACACATCTTCCGAAGACCCTGTGGAACATACATTCTTCTCCGGACCACAGAAGAGTTTGAAACACCTTCACGTCTCTTTCTTCACGATGAGTCAGGGACGACTCATTCCATACGATTTCAGACACCAGGAACACGTTCTTAAATTCAAGATCGAGTGTAACACTGGAAAGTTCAAAGCCATCTCGAAGCACATTGCTCCGGATATTGGGGTTTTACCACCGCCTATAAGCATCCCCGAATTAGAGGATCCGTATAGATGGAATCAGCAATACATTCTGATCGCCGTGATTGCATTTTTGGGTATATTTACCCTGGTGATCACACGTAAGAGAACTTAACGGGTGATGGCGTACACGGGGGCGACTGGCTTCTTCACAGTGGGGGAGAGGCGGGAGATCGCGAGGTAGACGACGACGGAGAGGAGGGTCGTGAAGAGAGCGGTGAGACCGTAGTGGAGACCGCCATTCTTCTGGACGCGAACGACCTGGTTGATCGCCCAGCGGACAAGGTCGAGCCAGGAGATGGCAGCCGCGAAGGAGAAACCCGCGACGACGGAGTTGAGGGACTGGGACTGGAGCTCCTTGGTGAGAACCTGGACAGTTTCGATGGCGGCGGCGGACATTTTATTGTATGTCTAGAAAATTATTCCGGTAATAATTCAACCTCAGATAGGATTCTCTTGAACCTCTGTTTCGAATATCCCCTCGTAGCCTGGGAATTTTGATCGGATTCCGAATCCGAGTCTGACCCGGATTCGGAATCGTCGTCTATGATTTTAAATTCATTGCTCGTCCATCCCACCGGGTCCATTACTATTAATGGCATTTTTTAACATCTCTTCTGCCGGGCTCTGTGGAACCCAGGAATCCCACCTGTCGTATGCCTCGTTCACCTTCACGAACGAAGGATCATCGCCTGAATATCTAGTGAACGGGGGACACTCGTCGTCGTCCACTTCCTCGATCGAGTCGTCGTCCTCGGCATCGTCGACGTGCACATCCGGAAACATGGATCCGATGTGCACACCGACCGCGTTCATCGCGCAAAATTTTGTCGCGTATTCGACATCCTGTGCAGTCACCACTTCTCGGTCACATGCTTTACAATATTCACACGCAAGAATCATACTTCTTTCGAGTACGGGCGTCATGATATCGATCATGGTATTCACGTACTGCGTGGCCATGGCGTCTCCGCCATCACCCAATCCAGATTGCATGTTCATGTCGCGTTGAATAACATTCGAACCATACCTTTATGCACTCTAAGCACGTTGTAGCTTAAAGCGTACACGTCCATCGTCCGGTCGATCGTCGTGTTTTCGGTCAAGTTTACCGTGATGAGTTGATTATTGATCAGACTAAAATTCACCTGCCCCGTCGGGTAATATTGTTCCGGTTCACATGCAAAACTATAACTGTAAAACCTTCGTATGAGAGGTGTCTTGGAGTGATGAATCGCCGGTTGAATCGCCTTGAGAAATACGAAATTTCCGGTATCCTTATCGAGCACTTGTGTATCGTTCAGTGTCAATTCCAAACTTTTCAAGTTTTCATAGAACACGAGTTTGTTCTCACTCGTGAGTGCATCGTTGTCATAGTCGAACGGTGACACAAAGTCGTCGTATTGTTTGTTGTTCACCCGCCGGATGAGGAAAAATAATTCCTTGACCGGATTGATGAAGTTGGTTCGAACCTTGTGCGTCTCGATACCCTTGGGTAGCGTGTACACACTTCGTTGTAGCTGTGTGATGACGTAGTCCCTACTACTTCTCTTCACCACCTCCCGCTCGTATTCATCGAGAAACACCACTTCCATACACAGTTTACAGGAGCGTACCTGGTCGGGGTACAAAATAGAAAATTCTTGATCGACATTCACGACGATCGTTTCTTGTTGTTTTATGATTTGTTTGATTCGTATTGATCTAAATGGAAAGCTCGCGTTAAAATTATATAGTGACACAAAGAAGTGGCTATTTTGTGAAACATGACCAATACCTTCTGTACTGGTTGTACTGGTATCGTTCTCTTGGACGATTCGTTTCCAAGTCAGATCTTCATATGTGTATATAACTATGATTGTGCGATCCGGTGGGGATTCGCTCGACACGTAGGATAAAGTATTACCATCGTCCGACATGGCAAATTTTTTAAACGTCCCCAATACCACAAACAGGGATGACTTGAAATTCCAGCCATTCCCATCGTACGTGTATATGTAAGTGAACGTCGATGTAACAACAGCGAATGTATTCCCATCTTTAGAAAAGGAAAATGCGAGTACGTTAGAAAACGTCGTAAATGGTAAACTGGACACGATGGTATCATTTTCCTTGATTGCATACACGCGAAAAATTTCACCCGATGTGTCATATTTGACAAATTGGGTCAGATTACGTGATACGGCATATATGGGAAATGAAAACGATGTTTCCTCTATGGTTTTCATGAGTGAACCTGTAATTGAATACACTCTAATTGAGTCATCGTATACGACCATCTGCGTTTCGTCGTCTGAGAATTGAATATTCTCACCATCTATATAGCTATAAAAATTTGGTGTGTTAATGTCTTCATAAAATATGTTTTTGTATTTACGTGAATCGACAATCGTGTATGTGAATATACGGCGAGCACTTTTATCAATAATAGAAATATAATTACCCAGACCTGAAACAACAATCTCATCTATACTTACGGCTCCACCACTCTGAATCGAAAATATACCATTGGGGTTAGTGGAATCACGCGGTTCGTTGAATGAGGAAATATCAGAAGATCTCGTGTAGATTCGTGCGAATGCCCCCACTCTGGTAGAATATGTGTGTCCATTATTTGAGATTACAATGTCACTAATTGGACCATCTATAAACCCTGTATCATTTAAACTGTATGCAGTGTCTTTATTGAAGATCTCCGCTTCTCGAACACTTGTCCCCAGAGCCTGATAACCTACACCATACACGTTACTCCCAATGTCCGCGATATCTTCGACACCCCTGATGATGATGTCATCATAATTTTCAACTGACCGAGTGATCTGTCGAAGCTTGATATAATCCGTCTCTGTAGATGACCTTTTGATACTGAGTATGATATTTGAATCGTCGAGGCTCACATATTCACCTCCCACACCTCTGTATCTATACACTTCGATCCATTGTGAAGTATTTATGTCATACGTATATAGTATACCCACGCCGCTCTTTTCATCCTCACCGATGGTGTATATCTCATTCACGTTATATACAAAGAAAGACGTTCCACTTGAGGTGATTGCAATCTCATCTGTTTCGTATGCATTTATGTCTTGTCCGTATCTCAACCACGCACCTGTGTATACGTATACGAAAACCGTTCCGTCTCTGGCAATAAATAATTTTGAACCATCGAAAGATAGACGTATTTTATGCGTAACATTCAACGCGTCCTTTACTATAAATTCACCCACGCGTACACCTGTACTCAAGGTTATTACCTCCACCGAGGAAGGGTTATCTAGTGCATACGAAGAACCGTCCCGTGAAATCGCGGCTATGGTGGGTACACTTCTAAAATCGTACCCCGTCCCGTTCCATTCCCAGAGACCGAGACCTATTTGAGCGATAACGTTTCCGTCATCGGAAAATTGGACTTCCCCGGAAACGCTATCTGATGATTTTTGTACCCACTGATCATCTTCGTAACGGTAAATCCCCGAAGAGTTCACGATGACATTCATCGCGGGCGACACGATACCGTCACCCGCGAACGTCGTCTTTCCGGTGATCTCGATACTATTGTTGACGTTGGATGCGAACGACAACCCATCGTTCGATACGACCATGATGTTCGACGTGAGAATTTCACTCGACTCAACCTCGTAATCCAACGTGACTGTCTGGACTGTATCATCCACTGGGGGATCTGTCTTGACGACACAATCTCTGATGTCCCTAAACTTAATCTCGATCGTCACCTCCTGATAACACATCGCACACAAAGGTACGGCGAGTTCGGGACGTTGATAAAAATAAAACGGAATGTCTATGAACAGTTTTCGTCGAGTCGTCGCTGGACCGAGATGGCCCAGAATGACGCCACTCCCAACTGGAACGTCGGACGTACGATCGGGGTACTTACCGATCAACTTCTCGAGAGCTTTTTGTTTCGTCTGCGTGTAGGCATGTTCCGAATAGATCTGAAGATAATCGCTTGGAATGTGTTGAATTTTCTCGTCTCCGATGTACATGTCGACGTATTCAATCATGGCATGACCGATCGACTCGACGTACCCGACCCGCGTCGTATCCGCATCCTCGAATGGGTTGAGTTCGACATCCAGGCTCAGTGTTTTGATCATGTCGCCTTGGTCCTTGGGTATGGTCACGCGTACAGTTTTTCCAAACTCAGCCTTGCCATCGATGTCTATGTTCACAAATTGGGTCGTGTAGTTCGTGTGTCGTTTGAACAACTGCACGAAATGTGAATAGTCTGGTTCTTCCGTGAAGTAAATGTCCTGGACACCCTTCGTCGTAAGCTGAATTCTCCCAGCCATTACTACTATACACCTTTAAAATTTTAAACCAGCGAGACCGCTCTCGACGTGTAAAATGTTAAAATTCTTCGCGTAGATCCGAACGATGACTTCTTCGTCGGTCGGCTCAATCTCCACAGACATGCGTTTGTGGAAAATTCTACTCATGTTCACTTGACCCGTCGGGTAATGAAGGTGTGGTTTGTCGGCGAAACTGTACACACCGAACGGATACCCGTCTTCGGGGCTATTCACGTGATGCATCAAGGGTTGTTCGTACGTCAAGAATATATGATCCGCGTCTATGACGCTCATGTCGTTAAAGTCTAGCGTGACGTGTTCAATTTTAACATGATCGTCACCCTTCTTGCCCATGAAAAAGAGTTCCCGAATGGGGTGTTTGAAGTTGACCATGAACGTTCGTTTCGTTTCTCCGGGTTTGAATCTGACCTGTGACACTTGCACCTGCGTCACGAGATATTGAAGAGGTACCGATTGTAGGTACATGCGTTCCTCGTCACTCACGAACGCAAACTCGGTGTCCAGGGACATATTCTTGATGACCGCCTGAGTTCCGGTGTCAGGTACGACCCCGTTTATGACGGACGCCAGGGGATTCAGTTTTATGACAACCTCGACCAATTGTTTCGATATCGCCGAGGTTGGAATTGACAGGGACGGCACTCGATTGAAATAAAACGGCAGGTCGATGAAGAACGTGTAGTCCCCAGTAAAGTCGAGCACTTTACTTCCATGACCGTTCAAAAAATACAGCGTCTGTTCGACGTCGTCATCCGTGTTTCGGAGCTGTTGTTGCATGTAGATGTACTCACCCGTCAGGCGTTCGATGAGTTGACCACCGATGTACAAGTCGACCGCGTCTATGAGTCGTGTACACAGGGAGGGGACGTACGTCAGACCTCCACCTGGGGCAGTCAGTAAAAATTTAACCGTCATTCCCTTGATGAGGTCACCCTTATTCTGGGGGATGATGCATCGCATCTCTTCCCCAAAGTCGATCGTCCCGTCGAAGGGTGTCTCTATCTGCTCGATGGCGAATCTCGTATGTTTCTTGAACTTTGTGAGAAAATACGAAAAGTCTGGATCACCGGTGAGCCAACGATCCTGAACGCCAGTCACCGCGAGTTTCACAGCCCCGGACATATCTACTATGTGTGAGTAAAATTTTATGAAATAAAACGGGACACTACAGTAGAATGAATCTTCAACTGAAGAAATTCAACCCCGCGACGATGACCGACGATCGCGTGTGTGTGTTCATAGGTAAGCGTAACACGGGAAAGTCTACACTCGTCAAGGATATCATGTACCACAAGAAACATCTCCCCGCGGGAATCGTACTCAGTGGAACGGAAGAGGGGAATCATTTCTACTCGGAGTTTATACCGGATCTGTTCGTGTACGGCGACTACGATCGAGAGGCGATCGAGCGTGTCATGGCGAGACAGCGTAAGTTGGTCGGAAACGGTAAAACAAATTGCGGAGCCTTCATGCTTTTGGATGATTGCATGTACGACTCGAAGTTTCTCAAGGACACGTGCATTCGCCAATGTTTCATGAACGGTCGACACTGGAAAATCTTCTTCATGTTGACGATGCAGTACGTCATGGATCTTCCACCGGCACTTCGAGCGAACGTGGACTACGTGTTCATTCTCCGCGAGAATATCATTCAGAACAGAGAAAAGTTGTACAAGTCCTTCTTCGGTATCTTTCCATCCTTCGACATGTTCTGCAAAGTGATGGACGCCTGTACGGAAAACTACGAGTGTCTCGTGTTAGACAACACGGTCAAGTCTAACAGGATCCAGGATTGTGTGTTTTGGTACAAGGCGACCATTCGTAAAAATTTTAGAGTCGGTGGTCCCGAGTTGTGGGCTGCCCACCGGAAGATGTACAATCCAAAATACATGTCGCAGCAAGAGGGGGATGCCAAGAAGGCGAATAAAAAGACTGCCATCACCGTGACAAAAAAGAAATAACCAGGCTGCGTGTTTCTCTTTACGAAAAAACATATGAAATTATTAAATGACGGACATCCGTACCATGAATTTATCCGACAACGCCGACGCGGGAATGGTCTCGCTTAACCCCTCGACTTCGTTTGTTTCCGAGGAAAAAAATGTCAGCGAAAATAAAGTTACCATGGACTCCACACCCATCTCCGAACTCATGGGACAACCCGAACCCGTCGATGTCGCCCAAAACGCTCCCATGCAGATGCAGATGCCCGCTCAGATGCCCATGCAGATGCAG